ACGTAACTAGAGCCAACCCTGCAACCCAACCCAGGTCAATTGGGCCTACCAGTACTGGGCACGCAGGTATTGTAGACTTTCAGGCGGGTGCACCAACCCAGCGAAACAGCACACCAAGCTATCAGCCATTACCAGAAGAAAACGCTCCACCCAACCTCAGAACGCCGGCAGGTTTTAGCCTTATGGGGGGAAGAACCATGGGGAAATATTACAGCCCTCTAGGCAAACTTATGCAAGGCAATGTTTTAGGTGCTGCCAAGTCTTTCGTCAAGGAGCAAGCAAGAAGAATCATACCCGGAGGATACCTTATGGACGATCTGGCTTCTGCAGGTAATTACGCTGCGGAAGGTGATTGGGGTGGAGCGCGGCTCAAGGCTATAGGTGGAGCCATAGGTACTATCCCAGTGGTAGGTCCTCTGGGTGCCGTAGTCGTGGATGGCGCCGATCAGGTTAGGCAACAAGTGCGGGCCATGAATTTACGCACAGAAGCAAATAAAAAATTTGAAGCAGGAAACAGAATGGTGCAAGGCTAAACCAAACTCAAACCAAACTCAAACCAATCAAACAACACCTCCCACGCCTCTCCACGATGCGCACCAAGGGAGGTTCTTTGTATCTATGTATGAAAGCAGCTAAACAAATACTTACAGACGATAAAGCTCCGGCCACAGCGCTATTGTGGCTAGTCACTAAAAAATACGGTAACGAGTGTTATGAGTGGGATCCTACCGTACTTAAAGCGCAGTTGCAGGAAGATTTTGATTGTGAGCTATCTGATCTACAGTCCGATAAGCTGCAAGCAGCAATAACAATTCTTACTACAGACATGTATGAGAATAATATTGTTGTGTTTGAGACGTTAAACTACTTGTTAAACCATCAGCCAGATAGCCTTGAAGAACTCAACCCTCTAGAAGCTGAGGAGCTGATTTGTGGTTTAACAGAAGCGTACATAATCAGAAGCGAACCTCTGCATTTTTCTCCAGAGGTACGAACATACGCTGGCCAGATATTCTATGATTATGGTATGCATAAACCTCCAACACTATTTCCTCAGGCTTTGATGCGGGAGAAAGAAGGTAATGACGATGAAAAGAACGAGGCCCTGCAGGAGATCTTTAACGAGAAAATTAAAATAACTGTAGAATATTTAAAAGAATGCACCCACTAAACAACCCAACAACAATAACACACGATTTGTTCGGTAGGCCAGCCAGTGTAAGTCAGATTAGATTAGATGCATTGTATAATAAGATTTATGGAGTAATTCCTGTCACATTAAAATGGGCCGCTCCGTTTAGTGTGTCTTGCGTAGACGATATACACGCAAACTTTGATGCGCTCTGTACTCAGTTGACGAGTGTGGATGACAAGCTGCTCCAGGAAGGGGTATGGACAGGCAAAACAGGTACCCAGTACGAAGGAATATTCCTATCGTTGAGTCAAAGCGGTTCTGACGGGCAGTATATCTATTCAGGAGGAGAGCTAGCAACACTTAGAGAAGCAGTTATACACGAAAAGCAAAAACTAGACATGCAGATTTCAACGTACGCTGTTTTTGGTGAACGCGAAAAGGCTCAGGTTATTATTGATCTCCTTCGCCCACATAAAATTGAGAAGAAAGGTAAAATCTACATGCTGGCTAGTAGCTATGGCGAGCTAACTTTCAATGCGATGCCTCTGCCAGATTTAAATACAAACCTGTCCTTGAACTACGGAGCTGATTTCCCCAAATTTCATGAGGAGCTCGTCACCAGCATCAACGACAAGCAGTCAGGGCTCTATCTGTTCTATGGCCCTCCAGGAACAGGCAAATCATCTTACATCAAGCATTTGCTGACAGGAGAGATAAAAAGAAAAATTGCCTATATCCCTGTGAGTATGATTAATCAGCTCGTAGCTCCTGAAATGCTTCCTTTGCTGACAGAAAATAAAAATATCGTTCTTGTTTTGGAAGATGCTGAGAAAGCTTTAGTGTCTAGAGACATTGCAGAGAATTCAGCAATCGTTTCTACCATACTAAATCTTACCGACGGATTCATTGGACAAGCATTAAATATAACGATCATCGCTACGTTTAATACAGCTAAAGAAAAGATCGATGAAGCTTTGCTGCGCAAAGGCAGATTACGTATGAGTTACGAGTTTAACAAGCTGAACCTTAAAGACAGTAAAGCCTTAGCGTCATCCTTGGGTGTCGACCCGACTAAAATACGTGAAGAGATGTCTCTAGCAGATATCTACAATTTCGAAGATAACACAGGTTACGAGGAGCCTGAGCAGAAGCGTGTAGGCTTCCGTTAGTAGCTTGTACCTGATTCGTCAGCTGATGATGAGCTGGGTCCAGCCAAAGAAGCATCCCCGATAGCCATATAGGCGGCGCACACACAGAATACCAGACTGTGTAGTGCGTCATCTGGCTGTTTGGGGTGGTGGCCGTACATGAGTTCTTGTCCATACAAGCCGTCCTTAACTTCAATAAAGACGTTTAGTATGTCCTGCATATACTCAGATACATCTCCCCATTCAGGAAAAAGTATTTTACCTGCTTTAAGTTGACGTATAACCAAACTGATGACATCAGAACGATGAAGCACCCATCTGTTCTGCCGCCAGTCGTACACACCAGGCTCAAAATGTTGAATCATTTTGGTTCTGCGATAGGCTGCTAGCTGTGATCTAGCTGTGCTTGTAAGTTCACAGAGCTTGATACCTCGTATAGGGTCAGGTCCTGAGTCAGATACACAAAAAGCTCCCACAGCGTTAGCTCTGGCAGCGATATCCTTGATATGCGCCTCGTGGTCTAAGCCTCGATATATTTTTGCAAAGAATACTTCGAATATTCCATCTTTGCGCATAGCGCCCAAAGTGGCTACAGTCCTAGACTGAGCCATACTAACACCCCAATCAACTCCCATTGTATACACACAATAATTACCCTTATTCTTGGCATAAATAGCCATGTGCTTCTCATCATCACCAGTAAACTGCTTACCTAAAATACACAACTTTATCAACTCTTCTCTAGTAATCGGTTTTGAGCCTATGTCATAGGTCAAACCAAACGTCTCATTCATCACTACTCTTAACTCATTCTTACCACTATGTACCTTTTCGTGAATTTCTTTCCATTCTTTGGGGTCACTATTGAAGTGTGGTAGAATGGGCTGCGCAAGATGATAGCCTGTCAGTAGAGCTTCTGTAGGATTTGTACTAACCCATTCTCCAAACCTGGAGTCTAGCTTTTTGCTACACCTACTACAGCTCAACCCGTGAGGCATAATCATCTTGAGAGGCTCATTACCTTCTGTAAGTGAATTCCAATGGTTGCAACCAGGGCACTTCATCATCCATTCTAGCTGATTGGATGTTTGCCATATCCTTTGTATGGTGTTGGTTGAGTCTAACGGTGTACCTGCAAATATCTCTCTTTTATACGGAGACATAGCCATAGTTTCCTGAATAATAGGAAGCTGGTCGTGCTGAATATCCTGTACCTCATCGTACACCACACAGTCTATAGCAGGCCCACGAGTTCTGGTTGCATCATCACTAACATATCTAAATAACACACTACTACGCGTATCATCCAATATCTTTTCAAACACATCATTTTTAAACCAACCTTTCACAAGGAGCTCTTTTATTTTTGGACTTTCAAACCTAGGGGGGATGTAGTTGCTTGAAAAATACTTCGTAGTCGACTCCTGGGGGCCCACATACATCATTTTAAAGTAGTTCCAGCGAATTAAATTAAGACATATAAAATTACTCAGCAGTGTAGACTTTAATGTTTTACGACTGCATTTAAGAATCAGTTTCTGAGGCATATTATCATAGATATGCTTCAGCATCGGGAACGCATCTAATTTTTGCAGCCTTCCTTCATTGTCGTATAAGTAATTTTCGACAAAATAAGAGGGAGGTAGTACCGAAAACATAAGTTGGCGTGCGAGAAACATCGACCTCGGATTTTTCTTCCGAAGTAGTTTCTCCACGGTGTCCTTAATTTTGTCATGACCCATCATAATAAGCGAAAAAAATTTAGCCAAAAACCCACGCAAGAATCACCTATAGAGGGACTGTTCAGCTTCTTTGACGGAGCAGCTAGCGCACTATTCAGTATCTTCGATAGCAGTAATTCAAACAAGAGAAAAAAACACTATAGAGTCTACAAAAGAAAACAGCCATGATATAATCATAGCTGATATGAGTAGAACTATACGTAAATACCAGATAAGGGATAAGCGCAACCAGTATAAGCGCGCCGAGAAGCAGGAGCTTCAAGGTAAGTATTATACGGACGTATCAAAATCGCATGAGCGAAAAATCAGAAAAAAAGGATTGCGAGAGGAAAGAGACCCTGACGAAGAGTCTTACGAGTAATATATCTCCGGATATTGTAAAGAAAAGAGGCCGCCCCAAAGGGGCAAAGAACAAACCAAGAAGTTTGGTGGCAGGTCCCGTTATTCAAGACCTAGATAAACCAAGAAGAGGCCGACCTAAGGGAGCTAAAAATAAGCCAAAAGAGGATAACGTAGTTTTCATAGCTGCGGAGCCAGTTAAACGTAGAGGAAGACCTAAGGGAGCAAAGAACAAAGCCAAACCCATAAAGGTTGAACATCCCGCTGACGCTGCACCCAGACGCAGAGGTCGCCCAAAAGGAGCTAAAAATAAAAACAAGCTCAGCGCTCCCACACCGCAGATCGTGGCGCAAGAGCCGAAGAAAAGAGGCAGGAAGCCTAAAGAAAAACCTGAGGAGTCAACACCTACTCAGGAGAAAAAAGAGCATCCAATATTTTCATTATTGGAATGGATAGAAAAAAATATGCATCCTATGCAGGTGCAATATTACAGAAGTAGAGCAAGTCGTAACGAAACAACCATGCAGCAAGCAATAGCCGCAGACATATTAGGCTTCTTCAACATAAAAGAAACCGAAGAGTTAAAGCATATCAAGAAAAACAACTTCATAGCCAACATATCAAATGAACTTCATTACTAAAATCGAAAATTATCACAAAGCAGGTTACTCAGGTCTTTTCGTCCTCACCCACGAGGAAGGACGGCTAGCTAAAGAGCTACTGGAAATCCGTAAAAATAACCCAGCTGTAGCTATCCATGAATGGGATGCGCAGAACGGGCTTATTTGCAGAAGTGCTGAAATAGATGTAAATCATCCTGACGACACCAAGGTAACTACGGAGTTGCTTCGTTATATTCAAAGCTACAAGCAGGAGCAAAATATCTTTATTCTTAAAGACTTCCATTTGCACTTCGACAAGGTGTTGAATATCCGCATGCTGCGTAATGCTTGGAATATGCTAAAGAGCCGCGCGAACATGATTATCATGGTAGGGCAGAAGTTTGCAGTGCCTGCCGAGCTTCAGAAAGAAATTCAGCTTGTTGATTATGATCTGCCAGATTCCGCAGCGATCAAAGAAAGGTTGCTCTTTGTACAGAGCTCAGTAAACAAAGATAGGGAAGCTAATAACAAGCCGTTGATGCAGATCGATGAGTATATCCTTGATGGTGCAGTTGAGGCAGCCAAGGGCATGACTAACGTGGAGGTCGAGAACGCCTTCTCTGTAGCTCTGGTAGCCGTACGTAAATTTAACACAGCCTTTGTGGAGGCAGTTTTTCAGGAAAAAATTGCCCAGCTCAGGAAAAACGGGTTGCTGACTTACATGGAGCCTAACATCTCTTTTGAGAATGTTGGCGGCATGCAGGGGCTTAAAAACTGGCTTACTGCCCGCAAAAAGGCCTACAGTAAAGATGCCCGAGATTATAATTTACCGATGCCTAAAGGTATGTTGCTGGCGAGTGTTCCAGGTACAGGTAAGTCTTTGATTTGTAAAGCTATCGCTAAAGAGTTTGACTGCCCTTTATTCGCCCTGGATATTGGCAGTATTTTTGACTCGCTGGTGGGTAATTCTGAAAAGAATATGCGCGAGATGATCAAGACTGTGGAGAGTATTGGTAAATGCGTAATTTTGATCGATTAAATTTGGTTGATCTAAAATTCAGTTAATTGCTGGGATACCCTTAGAGCCTGCATGACTACAACGTAACAAGTAATTGTAAGCGTGAATGTTTGAAAACATACAGGATTGGGCAATCAGCAGCCGAGCCTCCAGCGGAGGAAGGTTCAACGATCAGTCGTAAGACGTAGAAGTTAGCAACTTCGAAAAACTGAAAGTTTCTCTTGAAAAACTTTTCAACTCTAGGTAGATTATAACTATGAAACCTTGGAGTAAAAAGGCAGATAAGTGCATCGAATGCAACACCACAGAGCGCAGACATATAGCCAAAGGGCTATGTAATTACTGCTATCTCAAGCGGCATCACAGTGATGTAGCTAATATAGCTAAAGTAAAAGCTCAAAAGAATAAGCACTACATAACGAAGCAGAAGCCTAGCGCCAAAGAAAAACGTGAACAACGTTATTTTTCAGGCAATAGGCAAGCTGTGCTTGTCCGTGACGATAATAAGTGTCAGCGCTGTTTTAACTCAGGAAATATTATACATCATATTGATGGTAATGGGCGCAACAGCAAAACACCGAATAATCGACTGGATAATCTTATAACTTTATGTAGGTCTTGTCACTCCACCGAACACAGGGCGCAGCTACTTTCCAGTAGGTTTAAACCCGGCAGAGACGGCTGGGCTAAAAATCATACTGTCTGTGTGTTATGTAACAAGGCTGATAGCAAGCATAATTCGGCAGGTCGTTGCGCTAGGTGCGTTGCAAAAATTAGAAGAGAAGCTAAGATATGATCTGAACTGTATGGAGACATGCAGAGGATATACGGAAGCGGTATATTCGTAACATTATTGGAAATTGAAAAAGCACTCAGTAACAGTGCGGTTAGCGGGTCAGGAGATAGCGGTGTCAGTAGCCGCATTTTCGGAACATTTCTCAGCTGGCTCAACGACCGCAAAAACCCTGCGTTTATTGTAGCTACCACAAACAATCACACTCTCCTCCCAGCCGCACTTATCCGTAAGGGTAGGTTTGACCAGCTGTTCTGGGTAGATTTGCCCACAGCAGAAGAAAGAAAAGAAATCTTCACCGTGGTTATCAAGAAGTACAAAAGAGATCCGAAGGACTTCAGTCTCAAAACACTTGTGACCGGAGCAGAGAACTTCACAGGTGCGGAAATTGAGGAGGTGTTCAAAGATGCACTATACAAGGCATTTGACCAGGGAGAAGAAGTCAGCGACAGTCATGTGATGGAAGTATTGGCAGAGTTCATTCCATTCGCAGTAAGTCATGAAGACGACTTGAAGGGTATGCGTAGACAAGCACAGGGTAAATTGGTCATGGTGACTAGTAAAGGCGACCCTGTCGCAGATGTACAAAAGAACATGCGTAAACTCAGTATAGCCATCGGTAACGACGAAGAATAATTAAAAACACTAAAATATCATGAGCCAAGAATACAAAATCACAGACACACTTCAGAAGTACTATGACAAAGTTTTCCAAGACGGAAAGCTTGTCAACATACACATCGGTATGTGGGGGATGAGCTACAATCTTGTAGAGGAGGATATCAAGCTGGACAACAAACTTCCAGACACCATCAAGCTCGGCAAGAAGATGCTTATCAAACCCGCAGTATACAATAAATTCAAGAGCCTGGAGCAAAAGATCCGTAAATATCTTTATACCAACTCATTTGACTTCCCTCTCGTATCTCAGGCGCACTTTGTACCGAAGACAAAGTATCTTGAGGTATACAAGAAACTTGACGAGATGCGCGACGAATACCTGGCGCTCACAGCAGAGTTCCTGGAAAAGTACGAAGATTACAAGAAAGAGGCCATCGAATACTACCAGGAGCATAAAGCTACTGTAGACGTAGATAACCTTGAGTCTTATTACCCTGCAGTAGCGAACGTACGAAACAAATTCTATCTAGATATCGTATCGTTTGAAATTGCCCTGCCTGCAGCCTTTTCTGAGCTTAATCTACAGGACGAGATTCAACGCGAAGTTGTTGAGTCTGAGGAAAGGCAGGGAGCAAAAAGCAAGTATCGAGAAGAGTACAACCGCCAGCTGAATACACATATGAGCAAAATTAATGATTTTGTGAGTGATGTGACAGCTACATTACGCTCCAAGATTGTAGAGCACTGCACAGTCGCACTAAGCAAGATCAATAAGAAGGAAGTGGTAAGTGACGCAAGCGTCAGAACGCTATTGAAGCATATCCAGGAATTCCGGGATATGAATTTTGTAGATGATCGAAATGTTGAAGCTGAGCTAGCTAAAGTTGAAAAATTGTTGGTAGGAGACCATGATTTCTCCAAAGATAAGGACGCTATGGGTCTTCTCCAGCAGCATTTGAACAGTGTAGTCGCAGAAGCAAAGTCTCTTTCAGACGTTGCAAATATTTCTGGCGAGTACTTCCGTAAACTAAGCATCTAATGTACGAAGACGAAGACGACCAAGGAGTATTGGAGCCGCCAAGATTTGACATGTTAACTGTCAAGTTTCGCGGGGATAATTACACCATCGCGCTACCATATTGTGAAGTTGCGAATGGAGATATCTCCTCCATAGCTGACGGTAAAGTAAATATTGCCATCCCTGCAAACGAAAACGAACACCCGCAAGCTGTAGAAATGTTATTTGCGGATTTTGTAAAACTTATCGAGCAAACCTTCGATATTAAAGAAATAGTGCAACTTTCGTTGCAAATGGCGGACAGTTACGACAACATATCAATACTATGAGCCACAGCGTAAATATCAAAACACAGTTCAAAAGCATAGAGAACCTATTAGGTCAGTTTAAGAAAAAAGGCTGGAGCATCGCTAGCGGTATGAAATGCAATACCTATCCTAGTGATCCTCGCAGGGATGAAATCCACAAGTATGTGGCTAGGAACCCCTCACCGAGTGGTTACGACATAGGTATCAACATTGATGCTGAAGGAAACGCTTATTTCGTATGCGACTTCTTTGACCGCAGTATCGAGAAGCAGCTGGGAAGCAATCTCAAAGATATCAAGCAGGGGTACGCTCTGGACGAAATCAAGAAATTCATGCAGGAGGAAGATCTTGAGTATAAAGTCGAAGAGCTTGCTACTGGCGAGCTTGTAGTTACAGCTGAGAAATAATATGTCAAACGCGAAATACGAGCAGTTCGAGGCAGTCAAACCAACGCTCTTAAAAGCTGTTAAGGAAGTATTGCTAAAGGAAGCCACCCCTCCTGGCGAGCGGCCTGTTGACTATGATATCTGTGTGCCTGCGCATGCTATGCATATGGATGACGACGAGGAAAACACTGCCAAAGCAGTTGTGACATACACTGTACATTGCCCTACAGAAAAGAAGCACACTGTCATGGTCAAGTTCAAATACAATAAGCTAGGTAAAATCGTAAACGACTCATTGAGCTATGTCTAAGAAAATTCAGTTCAAGATCAGTAAAGACGGTAATGTTAGCCTAGATAAGCTAGAAGGCTACGGTGAAGGCTGCCTGGATGTCACTAAATTCCTGGAGAAGTCCTTGGGTAAGGCTGACGAGTCTTCCAGAATGATGACTGACGAGTATAACGAACCTCAGTGCCTAGCTCAGTCTGAAAAGATACAGCATTAATGACTACCCAGCTCTATATAGATAAAGAGGGTAACGTTAGTGGCTTGGCAGATGATGTAATCGACAGACTATGCTCCCTTGGCGAAAAGAAGGTAGCCAGGGTATCAAATGTAGAGTTTAACCACACGCAGCAGTGTTGGGTGGCTACAGACCTACAGGGAGCAGTCATAGCTGAGCACCCAGTACGCAGCGAAGTTATAGCTGCAGAAAGAAAGTATCTCAATAAATCTATTGAAGATGCCTTTGATGCTGCGGTAAATTTGTAGTATAATATACTTGCAGAGTCCGATCCTCTGCAAGGACTACTTTTACCATATATGCATAGACGAGATTTAATAAGATATCATACGCCCGACGGATCCTCAAGAAATCTACGCTCTTCTCCCACAGGAGCGTTCGTACATTTCGAAATAATAAAAACACTCATTTTTGAGCAGTTGCGAGGTATAAATCGTATGGTGAGAGAAGCAGGTTCAGAAGGAATAGCGGACTATCACAACGAGTGTATAGACAACATTTCCGCGCTTTTTGAAGAATATGACCCTTTGGAGGACGAAATAAACGAACTCGAACAGAAGCTGGCTGCGCTTAAAGGCCGCCAAGAGCAAAATGCAAAGAATAAACCTTGAACAAAATGCAAAGAATAACCCTTGAGATACTCAAATCCTTTTGTATATATGTCTGTGACGAGGAAAGTGTCTTGTATGATTATCGACTGTGGTTGATTGAGTTGGTGGAGGACGACGCCGGAATTTATAGGCTTTATAGGTATTATGGTTACAATGGTGATGCCGAGCTTACAAAAAAGCTAGATTTATCTACAGAGCACATAGATATTGCTTTGGTAGCCTTTAAATCTAAACTCAAGGAGAAGCTAAGCGAAAAAAAATTCAGACTTCTCAAAAATGGCGAAGGGCTGACCTCTAGAGCTATTCTAAGTGTGCTTAAGCCCAAACCGGCTACTAAAGTTGTCGCTGTTAAAACCCCAAAACAAATTGAGCACAGAAAACTACAATTATGATAAACAGTGTAATTATTACCGCGCTGAACAAAGCCTTGGATATCCCATACAAGGAAAATTTAGAGCAAAACGTATGGATCACCACAGTAGATCCTGAAGATAGAGATAAAGTTTTAAAATTAAAGAATAGGCTATCCAGGAAAGGAATAGCACATTTCAGTCAATATTTCAGAGACTGGAGTGACGAAGACACAGAACCATTTATTCAACAAAACCTAAATGAACAAGGACCTCAAGAGCAACACGTCAACAACATCATCAGTTTTTTGGATCCTTTTGTCGATAGCCCTGCCGTTTATAATCTGGGGGTTAATTGCTTTGCAGGCATATCGCGCAGTACGGCAGTGGGTATCATTGCTTGGGTAATGCAGGGAAAGACTCCGGAAGAAGCATTGAGACTTACTCTCGATGTTCGTCCACAAGCCTGGCCGAATCTGAGAATGCTCGGATTCGCCAGCAAGCGGCTAGGTGTGGATATCTTTACACCTATGAAAAAATGGAAATCAGAACCTATCAACAGATTCCACACAACATGAAGTTCATAGCATTTAGCGACCAACATCTAGAAAGCAAACTTTATAACATTCCAGAACTAGAGCAAGATAACCGAGAATTATTCTCTATGGTTATCGATAAGGCTCTTGAGTATGAGGTGGATTACCTCGTCAGCGTTGGTGATTTATTCGATAATAATAAACCTAGTAGCGACACCATCAGATTCGTTACAGCAGAGCTAAGAAGACTAGAAGGAAAGGTAATTCCTGTAGCTATTGCAGGAGATCACAGCAAACCTATCAACGGAAGTACATGGGAGAGTGTATGTGGGTTTAAACCTATTAACAGTGTTCCTGAGTTCGCCGGCGTAGACTATAGTGATAATCCTAGTGACGTTATCGAGCTCTTGAATATTGAACTTAATAGAAAAGCTCCGAATACTGTAGTGAGTATATTCCTACATCAACAGGTACCTGAGTTGTGGCCGTTCTGCGAAGAGAAGAAAAAGATCAGTCTCAAGGATCTGGATCTCTCCAATCAGTGCGAAAGTATTCGTGGAGTATTCCTGGGCGATATTCATATCAGAAGGCAGATGCGCTTTCATGATATCTCCTGCGATAAAGAGTTGTTCTGCGGGTATTGCGGCAGCCTAGGTGTGACTGCAGCCAATGAGACTGTTAAAGAAGGCTTATATTTCTTCGACGGCGAGAAGCTGAAGAATATTAAATATGCCCTTCCTAGGCAGTATGTCACACTAGACGTCACACCTGATAACCTTGAAGCTCAGACAAAAGATACCCAGTACGCCACCTACAAGCTAGGTCCAAAGCGTCCTGTATTCCTTGTTAAACTACACGACGGTGTGGATGTTGGAAACAAATTAGATTTCTTGCATGAGATTGGTTTCGTGAAGACCAGTAAGGTAAAGCAAGACAAAGACGGTAAAGAAGAGTTGGTTAATATTCGCTCAGAGATCAAAACAGCCGACAGGTTCTGTGGTGTTCTTCGCGAGCTTACAAGAGGAGTTGAAAATAGCGAGGCAGTATACAATCTAGCGTATAAGTTACTGACTGAAGGTGATCCTAAAACAACATTAGACCAGTTCAAAGAAAGCATATACTCAGCATAAACATACTATGAGCATACTAGGCAAAAAAGGTGTAACCCCTGAAATGCAGTTCACATGCGGAGACTGCAATGATGTAATTACAGGACAACAGGTGCTCGATGGCGAGTACCTGTATGTAGTTAAAGAGTACCCCACAGATCCAACAAAGTCAGTCTGGCGGTGCGAACTCTGTCAAGATGATCACAACGACAAAACTTACGAAGAGTAAATGTGTGTACGTGTATACAACAAAGACACAAAGGAAGATACTGACACCCCTACAGGGTTTGCAGATATGCTGGGGATATCTGCAAAAGATCTTCCTGTGGATAATGCTCTTGGGCAGCTTATACCTGAAAGCTGCCTTTGTCAGGTAAACATTGAAAAAGCCTGTAAGCTCCACGGCTATAGCTATATTGAAAATGCTGATTTCGATATAGTAATATCCAAAAAGTCCCCCGAGAACTCTATTCAAGATATATTAAAACACCGATGAGACAAATCGTACTTCAAGAAAGACGCAAGAGGATGGGCTGTCCCTGGAAAGATTTTATGCGTTATAGTGCACAAATAAATGAAATAACTGCACTAGATAGTGCTCGCTGGGAGTTGATTAAAAGAAAGCCTGGCGGAGCCCATGCAGACATAGACTATAACAATAAAAGAGAGTGGCGGGTGATATTCAGAGAAACAATCGAGTATGTAGTAGAATAATATGCATGGATCCAGAATTGAATACATCGTACAAATACGTCGTACAAATACGAGTGCAAGACTATTGGCTAGACTACGGAGATAGTGTTTTCAGCGTAGAGTTCAGATATCGAAAGGACGCAGAAGCTCATCTAGCAGATGCAAAAAAAAATAAACCATACGGTGATTTTAAATTAGTTAAAAGAACGCACACATTTACTGACGAAAATATATGTACGTAATTGACGGACAATCAGGAATAAATCAGTTTAAACGTTGCACCATAGGATCAGGAAGCACAGAGGAAGCGGCATGGCTTGATGCGCTAGGTCCAAAGCCCTGGAGCGACCGAGCCAAGAAGCTTAAGAAGATCTACATTTGTAGAAAGCTAGAAGAAGGCGAAGAAGTCAGATATAGCGAAGATGATTGATATGCTTGAAAAAATAACTAAAAAAGCAACTTTTATCATACAGCGTAAAATAAATAAAATAGATACGCCGCGTCGTAGATATAAGTGGGTAGATTACATAAAATGTCGCAGTGTGCTGGAGGCTGTACAGCTCACCGATCAAATTTATCAAGGAGAACCTCCTGAATTGCGAGGTTATAGTACACGACTAATTAGTAGGCTTGTAGTTGAACAGACTTTGGATATACACGAGGATGATATGGATTTTATTGGGCAACAGCTAGACATACCGAGTTTTCATGATTAGCTGTTAATAATATGATTAGAAACAAAGGTGTCTGCTGTATTGTACTAGGGCTCGAGGACAATGACCCTCCACTCAAGTTCAAGACAATGACCTACAAACGCTTCAGCTCTTTGGATAGGGCTGAAGCTTTGGTCAAGCTAGGAGATGTCATTTTAAACAATCTCCTGGTCACAGAGAAGGCTATAGCATATTGCGGATTTAGAAAGCATAACTATAGGTTAAGCAGCAATATATTTCCATTGATGACCTATGATAAGGCCAGGATCGTTTTCGAAGACTTCCCACAGATCGACGATATCATGGGTCAGCTCGACAAGGTCAAATTGGTTAGGGAACTATACAACGTCAGGCTGAGTAGTCATCCTGACCAATTCAATGTACTAGCTAGCTTAAACGAAGATGCTGTGCGTCGTACAATACGTGAACTAGACTTTCAAGGCTGGTTCATGACTAGGATCGGCTGTCCTGAAGATTATAATGCTCCTATAAACATACATGTTAATAGATCGTTGAGAGGAGGAGATCACTTTGAAATCAAAGATCTTTTTTATGAGAATTTTCATAAATTGACCGACGGTGTAAAAAAGAGGCTCGTACTCGAGAATGATGACAAGGCAGCAGGGTGGTCAGTATGGGATCTATACACTAGATTCTATGGCGACGGCGACACTCCAGTAACTTTCGACTATCTTCATCACAAATGCCATAACAATGGTGGTGTAAATGAAGAAGAGGCGTTTGACATGGCTGTACATTCCTGGGGAAAGTATACGCCACTATTTCACTATAGCGAAAGTATACCTGGAGACAAGAACCCGCGAAAGCATGCAGATTATGCCTCCAGGCTGCCAAATACATACAACACAACAATCGACTTGGACTTCGAGTTCAAGATGAAAGAAAAATCATTTGAACACCTACCGTGAATCAAAAAATAATAGAGAACGTCAGGCTCGAGATACACCATAGATATTGGCGAGGCTGGAATACTCCTGGCGAATGGGGGAACTGGTATCCAGCCAGCCCCAACCTAGCCTACAAGTACGAGGAAGGTAACCTCGATCCTGTAATCGCGCAAATGCAGAAAAGAATTAACAAATTACTGAAGGAACAAGACGATCTAGCTATGGAACACAAGGTCGAATACAAAATTGTAAAAGTTAGAGAAATTAAAATTACCGAAGACGTATGAAAAAATTATATAAACTTGCGTTAGTTACTGTGGTTTGCGCCGAAGACGAGTACGAGGCTAAGAGGTATATTGCCGACAACGACAAGATCGACCACCTAGCTTTTCAGGCGATATCTGAAATCTCCTGCAGAGGTGAGATTCCCTGGGGCTGGTCAGAAGCGATGTGTCCACTAGACGCGGAAAAAAGCTTCAAAGACCCATGGCACGACCTATCCATCGAAGAAATCCTCGAAGAACTGGAGAATGAGGTGGCTAAGACTGTGACCCATACAGAGATGCTGCTTAAATATAGGGAGTTGGAGAAAAGGCTAGCGAAACTTGAGGAGAAACTATGAAAAATTATCAATTATATACAGTAAGAGTAGAAAAAGAATTCGTGGTGGCTGCGCCCCTACAGATGACTGTGGACGCTGTAGAAAAGAGCGTCGAGAACATCATGTGCATACACGAAAGTAGTATGCGCAGCGATGGGTTGACGCATGTGATTGCAGAAGAACTTAAGGATCTAGATTCGCTGCCCCCAGGATGGGATCCTAGCTGTTTGCCGTATTCAAACTATCCTTATATTAGCATTCCTGAAGATCTTGTAAACAAATCAATCAAAGAGCTCCTAGAAGATGGAAATCACAAAACTAATCCTTAAAAACTTCCGATCTCACCGGAGCGCACTCTTCGAATTTACCGAAGGTGTCACAGGCATCATTGGAGGGAACGGTAGCGGCAAAAGCAGTATTGTTGAGGCTATTATCTTTCTTCTTACAGGAGAAGGTTATGGCAAGACAAAGGCTGACATGCTTACTGTCGGGCAGGCGAGTGGTTATGTCATCGGCCACCTCATCATCAATGGCAAGGAAGCCATTCTTGAGAGGCACGTAGATACAGCCAAGGTAAACTTCATGTATGACGGAAAGACCTATAAAAAGTCTTCTGAAGTAAATGAAATCTGGGACGGGCTCTTTCAGATAGATAAAAACATTGTACAAAATGTTATTGTTTCCAGCCAGGGAGAGATCACCCTACTGTTCAACGGTGATAACGCTACTCGTGAGAAACTATTTCAGAAGATCTTCATGGTTCCTAATACCGCGAAACTTAGAGATACTATCTGGAATAGTTATATTAAAACTGCCCCTCCTGAGTATCCTGTAAAAGACACTGTAGAGCTGGAAAGCAACATGCAGTGCCTAGAGCAGATGATCAAGATGGAGACAGAGGATTTAAATAGTCTGGCTGTAGATGAGGAAGAGTACACTGCGCTAGTTGCCCGCCAGGCTTTCCTCAAGTCTGTACAGGATGCCGAGAAAGCTAATGCGGTGTTGCTAGACTCGCTTGATAAGGCAGAGGCTAGAGTAAACGAGTTAGAGCTTGAGAAAAATCCACTATTGAACAAAGTGGCGTTTATCCCTATCGACGAATATCGAACAACTCTAGCAGAGCTCAAGGCAGCGAAGCCTAATTACGAGAAGAAGCTGGAATATCAACTCAAGAAAGCCTCTCTGCAGCCTCCTGCTGTAGTGTTTGGAGATGATGAAGAGCTTCAGCTCAAGGGACTGGAAACCAAGTATCATGACCTTAAAGGACTGAAGACAAGCACAGGTTTGTCGATAGCTGCTATAGATAAAAAGATTGCTGAACACAAAGCCTCCGGGCTGGTGGGAGGAACTTGCCCAACTTGCGGCTCAGAAGTCACAGATGTGGCAAAGATGATTGAGCACCTGCAGACTGAACAACAGCCTTTGATTGTAGCTTATAACGGGCAGTTAAGAAGTCTTGAAGAAGCTTCAAAGCAGCTAGGTCAAAAGCAATTTGACTACGACCTGAGTACAAAATACAAGAGGCAGCTGGCTGATATTGATTATGCTCTAGACCTATACAAGAATGCTTCTTTCGATCAGGAAGAATATGACTTGTGTTCTGGAGTTATACAGAAATACGCTGCGCTTGAAGGTAAGCTGAATACTGTGGAGGCCTCCCTCAAACAGGCTGAGAATGAGTTAACAGGTATGAAGCTAAAGCTGGCTTCTGCACCCAAATACGATAAGGATCCTATAGAGCTCACATCTGAAAAAATAGCGGTAGATTCAAACATGCAGGCGTTCCAGCAGCGCAGAGAAAACGCTAAAGCCCTGGAAGTTTCCATAGCCACAAAGAAGCAAGAGCTTAAGAGTGCAAAGCAGGAGCTTCAAGACAACGAAAGCTACAAGGAAAAGAACAGTAAGCGAAAGGAATATACAGGTGTATTGAACAGTGTTTACGAGCTGTTCCATACAACTAAGTTTCCCAGGGCCTTGATTCATACCTATGCCAGCACAGTGTCAGAATACATGAATGAGGTGCTAACCAGCTTTGACTTCCCTTATAAAGCACAGGTGAATGAAAGCTTCGGTATAGACATCTTTAATGAAGACGGTCTGCAATTGCCTGCTATATCAGGCGGTCAGCAGGTTATGGTCGGCTTTAGCTTACGTCTGGCGCTACATAATATGTTTGTAGGGGCCTTCCCGTTCATGATCGTGGACGAGGGAAGCTATGGGCTAAACAACGAAAATAGTAAGAAGTATTTCGAGATTATTAAAACTCTCGGGAAGAGCAGCAAGTTCAAACAGGTCATTGTGATCGACCATCATAGTGAGCTAAGTGAGTATGTAGATAATACAATTAATCTGTGACAACCCCGGAGAAGATGAAAAGGCTCTACATACTGCTTAAGTGGTATGATTACTTTGCAGCGCACCCCAAAGTGGACGTTCCTGAAGAGGATTTTAAACTGGCGCTGCAGCTTCAATATGAGATGGATGAACTCCGAGCAGAGGCATTCAAAAAGAAAAAAAATAAAAAAGTATGTACTACGCAAGTAAAGGCATCACGGACAAAAAGCAAATGACGGCGCAGCCTCCGTCAGGGCCTGGATTCACTCAAGCCCAGGCTGATGAGGCTGCAACAATGGATATAGTGAACTCTTCATTTAAAGACGATGGAGATGACTACACTATGTTCATTTTAAAAGACAGTGAAGGAAAGGTCTTAACCAAGTCAGTAGTAGGAGGTTATTAGTATGGGTGAAGAAAAAAGTACAAACCTAGTTATTCCGGCGCTGCTGGCTGCTGCAGCCGCCTATTTTAGTTTTGAGAAGAAAGGTACAGCCATAGGCGATTTGGCAAAAGAAGCTGTAGGTAGGGTCATTAATGACCAGACAAACAAGAAAAACGCAAAGAAGCCTACTGTATTGGAGTTAACCGATGTTAAGAAAAAAAGAATCAGATACCGCCGTAGGCATCCTCGGCAAATAGTTCTCAAGGTAAATAATGAAAATACAAATAACCAGGTTTGATGGTGGGCTGAAAATAACTCCGTGTCCGGTATACTTGAGCAAGTTTTTGAGATACCACCACAGAGAGATGAAAAGTATACAATTCAGGAGAGAGTGTGTATTTACCGAGCGATTACTCTACGCCACAGATACTGACGGCTCGATATATACACTTCCTGGGTTTTATACTGATGTGCTGAAGCTTGTGCATAAAAACCTTGATGTTGCAGACTTGCAGGATGTGCGCACTAAAATGCCTGAACCTGACTGGGCTGCAGTTAAACAAATTAAGCTTCGCGACTATCAGCAGCAACCAGTCATAGATTTGCTGTTTAAAGGAATGGATGATAGCGGCGTAATCAATGCCACGGGGGGATTCGGCAAAACCCACATACAGGCAGTCACTTACGCGGCATGGAACAAGCTGAACACAATTCTAGCTATCCCATTAAAGCAGGTGGTGTTACAGACATATGAGAAGTTTAAGCAGTTCTTCCCAGACAAGCATATAGGTTTGGTGGGTGACGGTAAGAACGACATAAGTACAGACATCACCATAACTACGTTTAAATCCTTAAAGAGCTGTGCATTAGAAAAATGCCAGCTGCTCTTGGTGGATGAGATGCAGTCTGCAGGTCAGGAAACTTTCCAGCAGTGCTTGAAACAGATGAAGCCTTACAGGTTGTTTGGTTACTCAGCCACCACAGAAGGCATCTTCAATAACACAGACAAGCTTTTGAAGGGTTTGTTTGGGGAAGATCTGGTATACTTCCCCTACGAAGATGCTGAAGCTGCCGGGGCAGTAGTACCAGGCATGGTATACATGATAAGGCTACCGGATGAGTTGATTATTGATAACTACACTAATATTGAAAATAAGTTTAAACACGGCATTAAAAAATGTGATAAGCGTAATGAGCTGATCGGCAAGGCCTGTTCTTTGATACCGAAAGAGTGGCAGACGATTGTGTTCATTGACCATGTGAAAGATCACCTGGTGCCTATGTACAAGTATATGCCAAAAACCGCCAGATTCCTCCATCGAGAGTCTAGCAAGAAAAACGTAGGAGCTTTTGCCCTAACACCCAAGCAGCAGACAAAGACTATTGAAGAATTCAGCAACAACGAATTTCAAATTCTCATAGCTTCTGACGCTTTCCGTGCTGGGGTGGATATTCCTAACTGTCGTGTAGTAGTGCAAGCTAGTGGTGGCAGCAGTAAAGTAGAAGTGCTTCAGGAAGCCTATCGAGGGAGCCGTATTCTCACTGATGAGCAGATGAAACGCTTCGATTTGACACCTAAAACGCATTTTGTGCTTGTGGATTTCATGGATAACCATGACTCTACTTTGGAAGGTATGGCAAAAAAGCGTATGAAGTACTACGAAGAGCAAGGCTGGACGGTGAAGGTGGTGGACAACCCGCAACAAATAGACTGGCAAAGCTATGATAAATAATGACGAGCGGCAAATATACATAGCCAAGCTACTTGATACCCTTGGCGAATACTGGTACGCTAGGCCTTATCTGAGACTGGCACAGATAGTGAGTAACGCTTGGCGCAGCCACCCGGATTATAAGAAAAATCCTGAACCAGATATCCAAGACGTATTCTATTTCACAGATAGTAAATTCTTGGAAAGTTTAGAAGCCTCAGCTAAAAATGAATCAGAAGGTTCTAGCTCTGCTAAAGAATAAATTTGGCAAAGTCAAAACTGCGTCGGGTGGGGGTTATAGAATCCCCTGCCCGACCTGTGACCCCAAAAACAGTAAAAAAATGAAGCGCTACATCAGCCCAGGCTGGAGTGGCAGCAGATGTTTTATATGTGAGGAAACAATACCTATAGCCGAGCTACTAGGGGAAGGCACCGTCTTTGAGCGTGAGCACAATGAGGGTGTAGAAGAAGAGTATAAATATGCTAAAATACTTCCCTACGCTAATGCGGTAAAACTTAGCGAGCTTCCACAGAATTCTGCAGTTATCCAGTTCATACTTAAAGATCATCTGGCTAACTTGCCTTATTACGACAGTTTGGGTATAAGATATATACCTACAGGTTGTGGAAGCAACCTCAGTTTCGATAGCGGCTTTACAGTTAATACTGCGGAAAGCTTGTTTTTCCCTGTATTTGGAGCTAATGGCGAGTATGTAGGCTGGCAGCTTAGATTTGTGCCCGGTACATGGAACGGAGACAGATTCCAGTTCATGAGATACATGCACCTTTTCCCAAAGGGAGAATATCTGTTTAACTACCATTTCGCAAAGCAATACAAAGATGTTGTGGTTGTGGAAGGAGTTAAAAAAGCTCTAAAGCTGGCTAACGCTGTGGCTACACTAGGTAAAGGTATATCACTTAAACAAAAGCAGCTGATACAAGAGTGGAAGACGATTACGATCATACTGGACGGAGAAGACTCTACACAAGAGCTGGCAAAGGAGATCCAGACAGAGTTCAGGCAGAATGGACGTAGGTGTGTAAATATAGATTTACGTGTTTATGGCTTCGAGTCTCCTGACGACACTACGACAGCGCAGTTACAACATATAATTAGACAAGAACATGCAAAACAAAGAGGTTGATCAAAGATTGGTCGATGATTTGATACATCACTATACTGAGAAGAAAAGACTCACGAATAAAAATTTTAGATACATTTCGACAGTTAAAGACGACGCATATCTGCGAGAAGCAGGCAGCTTGTGCGTGGCTAATCACCTAGATGCTTCCACTTACGTCCAAATGATGTATGATCGTATGGGTGAGCATAAAGCCTTGTTCTCTCCGAAGCACATGCAGGGAACCAAAGTTAAACACATGCTTGCTGAGCGTGAAACCTCAGAGTCTAACAGCACACAGGTAGAGATTAACAACGCTAACCTGGCCCCTGCAGATATGTGGGCTTTCCAGCACAAGCTAGCCATGATGTATATCCGTAGAGGAGATACTGTAGAGAGCGTGCTGTTGGATTCTAGTTTGAAGTTTTTTGCATGGTATAGAATACTCGCTACCCCTAACAGGGTACCCGAGATAATTGACAAGTATAAGCATATCGCAAAAAAAGAAATGACCCCTAGACTTAACGCTTTTTGTAAAAGCGAAAACCTGGATCTTGAAAGAATACTATGAATGATATATACAACGACTCGGACTATATTGAGCTGACCATCAAGTGTCTGTTCAGAGATAAAAATACACTGCAAAAGGCTATAGATTTAAGGATTGTTCCTGGAGATTTCGGGGCGATAAACATATACCATGCTTTTGTAGCCACGGCATTGAGTATTGGTGTGGCTCCTGTTAATCCTCAGCTTTGCCTAGCCAAATTGAAAGGTGAGTTAAAGATTCGTGATATAGAAGGAGCGTCTGCAGCGTCAGCGCTAGAGTTCTGGGAGTTTGTGTATAATGATGGCCCTCTTAACGCTGACCATATAACGAAGCATTTAGCAGACTTCATTAAATTCAGGAGATACCAGGCAATTAAAATAGGAGGCATGAATACTCCTGAGCAGCTTGTAAACGAAGCCCATAAGCTGCTGGGGGATATTGAGCTCAAAAACAGTGTCGGGAACATCAGAGAATTTGATCCGTTCAAAAAGCTTATCTTGGTAGAGCACAAGGAGAGCTTGATGACGGGCTTCCCTGCAATAGACATGGCCGCCAAAGGGTTAAACTATCAAGAGTTTGGCTTGATACTTGGGCATAGTGGTTCAGGTAAAACAGCCATGGCTGCATATAGCGCGGTGCAGAACGCCAAGCAGTTTAGGAAAGTCTTATATCTGAGTCTTGAGGAGCCTGCTGAAAACATATGCAACCGCGTGTATAGTAATATTTTTAGAATACCTTACACAGACTTGCACAAGGGTAATACATTTGCTCAACATGATCTGCGCGAAGCCTGGCGCAGCATGTCTTCCAGAGACAAGGAAGCCATGAACAACCTAAAGATACATGACCTGCGTGACGCTTCTCCAGTGACTGGCAAGTACATACAGAACTATCTGGATAAACTATACGAACAGACAGGCTATCATCCTGACTTGGTGTATATAGACCAGATGGACTATCTCACAACCAACGATAAATACGATGCTGACTGGCAGAAGTACTCGAAAGTAGCGTTCGAGATAGATGATCTATCAAACCACCTTATAGGTGGTGAACACATGTTCAGTGTGTGGCTATTGCACCAGGCAGGTGGCAAGATGACAAGGAAGTTTAGCAATGCAGAAATCAGCGGATTTAAAGGAATATTAAAACCTGCAGATATGGTGCTAGCTATAGGTAGAGACAGCTCTCAGGACAGTATTGTCAGTATATTCTCATTGAAATCTCGGCACGCCAAAAATTTCCAATTCGATTATTTGGCAGAGCTTGAATTCATGAACTTTGAGCAGCAAGACAGGGCAGCTGAAGACAGAGCCAAAGAAGAGGATAAGGATAAAAAGAAGCAGCGACAGAAAGGTAATTTCACAAATATACCCCCCAGAACAGCCATGTTGCCTGCCGCCAACACCGGCTTTCATTCCCCTGTATAATGAAACTCACCACCAAGGAAGTAGAAGAGGCATATGAAAAAAATTACGCAAGTTTGAGAAAATTTGTCTACAGCATATTAAAAGACTTGGATAGATCTCATGAAGTGGTGCAGGAGACTTTTGTCAGGCTGATGACGAAATATACTGCAACCGGCGAAGATCCTGCTCCTTGGCTGTTTGCAGTGAGTAGGAACATATCTTTTAAAATAATAAAAAAAGATAAAAGATTGTTATTCGGTGAATGCTTTGCCTATAGCTTTGTTGACGAAGCCGATATGCCGTCAGGTGCTTTGGCTCTGGCGTGCGAGTGCGACAACTCGCCCTTAGAGCTGTTAGTAGAAAAAGACGAAGCTGGGAGGGTTGAGTCTCTTGTGGGAGAGGTTATGAGTATGCTTCCGGTTAAGTTAAAAGCTGTAATGTACCTAAGATATTTCTGCGACATGAGTTATATCGAGATAGCCAAGAAGCTTCGCACCACACCCGGTAATGTGGGGTTCATGATAAACGTAGCCAAAAAGAAGCTCAGGAAAAACTATAACACGGTAACCTTAAGTATAAGATGTCAGACAGAATAACGATAGATACTACAATAACAGAAGGTACTGCTCCAGAGCTACTGATTGTCTTCTCTCACCCAAACAAAGACGACTTGGAGGCTGAAGCTTTCGGTAAGCGAGGGTATGCGGCAGCTGAAGTTTTGGCTGCTTTGAGTGCTGCAGATATTCCCTTAGAGAAAGTACATTTTACAGCTACGGTAAAACACGGCATAGGTGTAAAAAGTAAACCTAGTGCTGAGGATATTGAAGAGTGGCGAGAAAGCCTTGATAAAGAGATAGAGGCCATCAAGCCTAAGCTAATCATGCCGCTGGGTGCCGAGGCATTCAAGCGCGTCATGAAGTCCAACATTAAAATGGGGGACTATATTGGGGAGATTACTGAAAATGCTTATGGGAAAATTCTAGCCAATTATGCTCCAGGCATGATTGTTATGATGGACCCTACAAAGCGTCCAGAGTTCAAAGAGATATTCGAACTGGCCAAAAGGTCGCTTGACGATAATCTTAAATACCAAGACTACACATACTTCGTGATTGACGACCCTGCAGAGAATAGGCGTATTCTTGAAAGGTACGTACGCAAAGGTATGTTCACCATAGGTTATGATGCTGAGTGGTTCGGTAGTAAATTTACCGATGACGAGGTAATGTATGAGTTCCAGTACTCTTGTGAAAAAGACATAGCCATAGTGTTGAATATTAGCAACGATGGCGCAACCGAGAATAGAGAACTCTTGGACACGATGAAAATCATGCTCGAGCATCCAGAAGCTAAAAGGCTTGGCTGGAATATACGAGCTGACGATCTACGTTTGCGCCATAGAGGGTTTGATCTACCTGATGAGACCCTGGCGTTTGACGGTATGAAAGCTGTGGCGTTCTTTGACTCTAGACTACCTAAAGGCTTGGAGACAGGTATCAAGATGTTCACCAAGTATCGGCCATACTACACGGCACTTAATCGCAAGATGAAAGAGCACAAGCTAGCTAAGGCTGAAATGGCGAAGATGAAATTTCTTGAGCCAGAAATATACTACGATTATTGTGCTGGGGACGCTGTGAGTCATCGTGAAGCTTGTTTACGTATGATGCACCTGTTCCCTGAAGAGCTAAAATCTGCTTATTATGATATTTATCTTCCTTTGACTACATATTTCACAGATATGGAACTCACTGGTATAGGTATAGACAAGGCTGTACTAGAAGACATATCTGACAAATACAGTAGAAAATATGATGAACTAAAAAAGGAACTTACAGAATTCTTAAAAGAAAGGTTCGGTATAGATGAATTCAATCCTAACAGTTCGCTTCAGAAAAAAGAGCTTTTGTTCGACACACTCAAAGTTCAGCCAGCATACTACACAAAGTCAGGGAAGAGCCCCAAAAGCAAAGTATGGTACGACAAGCAGAAGCCTGAAACAAAAAAGCTCTACGAGCCAAGCACGAACGGCAAAAGTCTGTCTACTATAAAATTTCAGCTTGAGGAGTTGCAGGCTAAAGGACTGGAAGAGACGGAAGAGAATCTTGAAAAGCTGAACGCCACACACAAAGCTATAACCCTGCTACTCAGCGTTGGGAGGATAAGTGTATTTGCCAACAAGTTTCTGTCCAGGAAAGGCGTATTGATGGACGGTGAAATTGAAAGTGAGGATGATGAAGAGCCTCTCAAACAAAGCTACTGGTCAGCTATCTGTGGCGATGGAAAGATACACGCTAGTTTCTTTGAGTGCTTGAAGAATTTTAGGGCCAGCAGCAGCCCTAATGTTCAAAATCCTGCATCAAAGGTGTTGGCGTATATACCGGACATCTTTGTGCCTGGTTACAGTAATCTCAACAGTGATGAGCAGAAAGAGTACAGTGAGCAATTGCCTAAAAATATACGTAATATATTTTATCCTGGTGACCCTGACTACTACTGGTGTGAGCTTGACGTTGCCGGAGCTGACTTGGCAATTATGGCCTTTCTGAGTCAGGATGAAAACTTCATCCATGACATCAGATCTGGTAATTTCCATCAGACCAAGATGCGTGAATACTTTAATGACCATACACTCACAAAAAAAGATGTGAGTAAGTACGTTATCGCTAAAAGTATCACATTCCGTGTGTCGTATACTGCAGGCTTAAAGTTCGCTGCAGTACCTATTCAAGCTGACATCTATGCTGAGAACGGGCTGCATGTGGGTTTGAAGACACTTGAGTATGCTTTGGATACCTGGAGAAGGTACACAAAATATATGGCCTACAGAGATCGTTGCACGAATGAAGTACAAGATTATAAAAGGATCACTAATGCGCGAGGGCTCATACTCCAGTATGAAGCTACAGACAACTTCGGTATTCTTGCCGGATGGATGAACGAGAGTCTTGCGTTCCCTGTGGCTAGTGAATTGGCCTGGTTCATGTGGGAAGCGTCAGTGAACCTCAAGAACAGGCTAAAGAAAGAAGGTCTTTGGATGAAGTACATATATCCTGTAAATACCGTGCATGATGCAGGCTACTGGGCTGTACACAAAGATCTGTGCAAGGACAACTATATCCAGGAAGTATTAAAAGATGTGTTTTGCCACCAAACAAAACTTGCTACAGGCGATAATGTAGGCTGTGAGCTGGAGATCATGGATAGATGGAAGGGTAAAGAAAAAGTGTTTGCGAAAGAAACTGCATGGAATTTTGAAAAGAACTTATGGGAATGGAAACAATAGACGATTACCGTAGCTTTAAGCTGACAGACAATAGCAAAGTACGGTTTAAAAAAGCTCACGGGAACACATTCAGCCTAGCTTCTGGCTTGCCAGCACACGGAGGAACGTGTGTGGCGGCTACAGAGGGAGAGGGCGGCTGTGTTGGTAAGTGCTACGATGTTAATCTTCGTAAGCTGCGCAAGAATTATGCAGCTAACGAAGACTATAATACTTCACTAGTTTGGAGTAAGAGCTTTGAGGAGCAGCTCTGCATTATAGAGAACAGTATAGATAAATGGTTGTTAAATGGTGGTGGACAGGAACCCTTCTTCAGGATACATACTGGAGGAGAGTTCTTCAACCTCACCTACACAGCCGCTTGGGCTAAAGCCATAGAGAAACACCCAGCTGTGCATTTCTGGGCGTATACACGAGCCATGTTCGCTGTACCTATACTGGCTGAGCTTAAAAACCTCACACTGATGCTGAGCTGCGACCCAGTGAACAGAGATAAAGTATTTGCCATATATGAAGAGTACAAGAATTACCCTAACGTGGCGCTAGCCTGGATGGGTGATACTCTGCCAGCTGACATACCCAAGGACAGGCCAGTGCTGATCTGCCCTGAAGTCTCTGGTAAAACTAAAAAACTAAAGGATAAGGGAGCCTGCGCTAGGTGCAGAGTTTGCGTTGATCGTCCTTTAAAGAGTGGAAAAATCCGTCATGTGCAGTTTCCCATCCACAGATAATCTGGTGGCTGCACGTAAAAACCTAAACAACAATACAAATGACCACTGTTATCCAAAACAAAATTGAAAAAATCACTGTAGACGGCGTCGATCTCCGTAGCGTAGATATCAATAAGAAAAAATATTATTATTTAAACGACCTGATTAAAATTTATGGTGGAGGCTTCAGGAAAAACCTCCCCAGCAACCCTATCCACGTTTGCACAGGAGAAGGTCACGATGTGCGCTATCGCTATCTTGTGAGTAGCGCAGATTTTAAAGAGGCGCTGACAAAAAGCCAGAAGCTCAAGAGAAACAGTATGCCATACCCTGTAAGGAAGCCTGTAGCAGTAAAAGCTACAGCTGCGTATGTGGAGGCGCCTCAAATGGAGCTGGATCTACCTTTCAGCGAGCCCACCACTGACGACATCCCTATGGATTTTGTTAATGCCGAGAGCGCAGCACCGCAGCCGGTAACTGCCCTCCCAGAAGTTAAACGCTATGAAATCTCTGCTTCTCCCAAGAAGGCTGCAGATAAACCATTGCAAGCTAAACAGATATCTTTGAAAGCGGAAATCTGGAATCTGTGCGTCTGCAATGGACAGAAAATCGGTTTTGAGAAAGGCATGACTTTCGAAGAAATCCTAGTATCTCCTTTGACAGGAGAGGCCTACAGCTTCCTTTACAAGGAATTTGATAAAGAATTGAAGAAAAAGTTCCCGTTGCAGCAGATTAAAGATTGGGGGCTGTGTAACTACTACAGCAAAAGCTCCAACGTCACATATACAGCAGCCATCGAGAACGCTGGACTGCTTCCTGCTTTGAGAGAGAAAGCGGTGGAGCTCTACGCCTAATAAAGTCTTGGTTGTTCCCCCCAGAACAGCCTCGACCGTAGGTTAAAAATCGGTTATAATTGCAGTAACAACAAAAAATCATATTATGTCAAACAACAACAGCACAGCAGTTAACGCAGAAGTCAGCAACGAAGTAACTACCATGAAAACATACAACATCGACATCGCAAGCACGAAGGGCCACGACACCCGCGCAGGATTGACCCTTGAAGCAGCAACTGAGTGCATTCTTGAAAACGCTGAAAATAACGCCCGCTGGGTGTTCATCAACGGCGAAAAGTTTGAGTTCAAAGGCACAGACTATCGCACAGAAAGCAACATCCAGAAACTGCAAGCACAGTTGCAGGCAATGGATGATCCTGCAGTTCTTCTTACCGGTATTCTTGTCGGCGGTGTGAAGTAAGCGCAGCCTCTCCAGCCCCAGTTCATGCCCCCTGGTACACAGTGTGCCAGGGGGCTTTTTTGCGTACCTACATATATTTAAAAATGAATATTCCTTACACAGAACTTAAAAAATTAAATAAAGAAATCAATCAGCTATTCAAGTTTGCTGAAGCTGGCGACATGGATCTAAGCTATGGCTACGACGCACAATATCAGCCAGTATACACTGCGAATTATCACAAGCTCAGATTCTCTTCTTTGGAAGACCTGTATGGCTTTTCCAAGTTTAAACAAATTCCGTTGAACAGTACCATGCTCACAGATTCCCCATTCTGGTGGAGCGAGCTGTGTAAAATACGTAATGAGCCGGAACGTACACTGAGCGATATCCAGCACAACACGGCAAAGCTATTTAAGACTTTGAAGCTTGTGCCTGAAAGTATCGGTACGGGGTACAGACCAAAGGTCATCAAAAATGCTCCTGCGGAAACGACGCAAGGAGACTTCACATATAGGATTATCACAGATTACGATAATCGTCATATGAATCACGTCATTCTGATGGCTAGGAATGACGAGCCTATCTATGACTACCTGGATGCCGGGTTCTATTTTAAAGCTATAGAACAAAAAGATAAAAAAGGAGAAATCACTACACACTATGTTGTAGCTAATGAGTATGACGTAAACACGGCACATATCTTCATGATGTGTATCATGCAGCCAAGCCTTGTTGAGATGCTGCGTGACGGTTGCTTCATTAATGTTTACGAGGCCGAGCTTCTTCGTTTGAAGATGCACAAGAAAATGGATACTGATACGAAGTCAGCCTATAACACTCTCAGCAAGCACATCGACGACGACTATAAGAAAAATACAACTCTTCTTGTCGTGAGTAAATTGATGAATGATGAAATAGAAAAAACTACTATTAATAACGTGGTTTTGACAAAAACATCAGCCACCTACGCGCAGGTATCGCTAGAAGCTGAAGATCTGCTGGATGTTTTGTTCAAAAGTCTAAACTTCAACCTAGAGTTTGATATCTACACTATCGTGGATGTGTATGCGAAGCATGTGGAAAGACTGCTTGTTAAAGAGAACGCTCCCGAGGCTCTGGTTGCGGTTGTAAATCTAGATGAGCCTAACGCACAACCAGAAGCTGAGGAAGTTGACACAGCGGTATTAAAAGAGCTACCTACCTTCAGTGTGAACGGTATCAGCATCACTCCTGCTGTTTCTGACACATATCAACGGTATCTTAACAAAGTCAGGATTAATCGAGAAGAAATCAGTAAAGCTATCCATAGAGCTTCTTGCTATCACGACGCGGAGGACTATAAGTTGTTTCTGAAAAGCGTTTGTAGGATGAGTATCAAGTGGCACGATGTAATCGCTAACGGACTGCCAGTAAAAATTCATAGCTCGATAACAAACCGCGAGTACAACGATGAAACAGCAGGTCCGGACGCGCCTGCGCTACAGTTCAGTATTGATAAAGCAGAGAAATGCATAAAGATTCATATAGATAAAGAGCGTAAAGTCAAGGTCAGTCTGGCTAAACTTGTTAAGCGTATAGAAACACTGAATAAAAAGACAGACAACGGTTGGATGCGTAGGCGCGATTGGACGTGTCCGTTCGGCTACAGGTCATATGAGTGGAGTCAGTACGAGTTGACCAAACTTCTTGTTGAAGCCTCTACGTTTACTGTCAAAGGTGTGGATGCTGAGGGAAAGCCTACAGAAACCAAACAGGTACTGTTAACTAAAGAAGATATTGTTAAACTATTGTCTGCTGCCAACGAAGCAAAGAAGGCGGCTGTAGAGAAGTCTAAAGAGTTTCTCGCCACAGCCGTAAAGCTGACGAAAGCTGAGCAAATTGAATTTATGGGTGAAAAAGCCTATAAAGTCCACGGCTCACTCAGAACGTATGCGGTAATTATTAAAACTGCTAAAGTGTACGATTTCGAAACAAAGCAGTATCGCTGTATTGTAAATGACCGGCACTACGCAGGTGCAGGATATGACGATATCGCAGCAAGACTTCTTGCGTTGAAAAACGACGGAGTAATGCAACAGAACATCACTACGCTCGCAAGCGCAACAGGACAACCAGGCGCTGAAAATGCACACAATTATCACCCAGAGCGAGAAAACACTGCTGAAGGGGTCGCAGCCTTGGTAGACAATGCATTGACAACAGTATGAACCAATACATATTACACATAGAGACAGCACCATTATCTAAAGCCGAGTTGGTGCTGAAAGCTCCTGTATTCAGAGCCGCCGCAAACCTCAAAGATGCGGTTAAGATTGCTGAGGATATAGAGAAAAAGAAAAATAAGTATTTTGAAGATGCTGCCTATAGCGAAATTACAGGATACGTATGTGCGGTAGGTTTGCTAGATATAGAGACTGGAAAGATAGAGACAAAGACTTCACTTACCTGTGTAGAGGAGACTATACTTCGCTGGCTGTATAATAAGCTAAAAACTATTGAAGGTGCACGCACAGTCACGTTTCGTGGCTGCCGGTTTGTGTACCCTTTTATAGCTAGGCGAGCTGCACGATACAGTGAGATGAACTTCTTCAAAGACGTGTTCCACACCGCTTCACTGGGGGAGGGAACACATCTAGATCTAGCCAGGGTATGGGCCTGCGGAAGCTTGAGCCATCCTGATAGTCTCAGTGAGATAACTGACGTGCTTGGAGTAGACCATCCTCGGAAGGGTGTTGTTTATCATCAAGCGTTGACAACTAGCCCAGGCGAAGCTTCAAGCTATATGGACAGTTGTCTGTGTGCCCTGCTAGCCGTATATAACGCATTAAAATGAATATTGAAAATAAGGCACTGATATCTGCGGTGCTGGACGCAGCCTCGCAGTGTACCCACCATGTCGAAGAAGAGGGTGGCGTGATTCTAGAAAGAGACAGTGAATATACCTTCGGTAGGGTTAAAAATATTCATGCAGGTACAGAAACAGCCATAGGCTTGTATGAAACTGACCTCGGTGAGTTAAAAAGCAACGTATTCAATAAATTAAAAGAAGGCTGGAAGATGTATGCCAGCTTTCATACACATCCATCCTTCGGGCCTACTCCAAGTAATCTGGACCTGACCAAGCTGTTCACAGGGTTTAAAAATAACGTTATTTTTTCACCCAGGCTAAACGTCTTCTCATTTAACGAGTGGGACGATGATGAACCGGTCACATACTACCTGTCTGAAAGCACGCTACAAACACTGCTAAAGAAATAATGCAAAAAATTAATAAAATCGCCATAGCCGGTGCTGGAGGCATCGGGTCAAATCTGTTGAGTATCTTGTTCGACTACGGATTTAACAGAAAGCAGTTCGATTATTCTAATCTAGAAGTTGACATATACGACGACGACACGGTTTAACGGGTTACATGGACCGTGTAAAACCCTCTCTGATTGACTTGGACATCCTGCAGAGGACAACAAGGGGCAAGCAGGCATTGCCGTGCAGCCTGAACGACTAAGCGAGAGGGCTCCTATGGGAGATGCGATAGTCTGGTCTGTAGCTATAACAAAATGAAACTACAGAGGCCGAAAGGTCTGTACAGCGCTCAGCTGATGCGTTATATTATGAAGATACATAATAAGTACATCTATGAGCAAAGCAAACATATTGAACGATACGTTAAAGAAGAGTATATACGAGATATCTTATAGCGGGTTAGTTGACAAGCATCGGGTAGCGTTAACCCACAACTTCAGCGTACAGACAGCTGAAAGGAGGTTGACTGTATTAAAATTGAGGCATACGCCACAGCATCTAATAAATATACTTAAAGAATTCAGAGAAGGCAGCAGTCCTAAAACGCTGGCAGCAAAATACAAAATGTCTTCTACGAACGTTCGGGTTTATTTAAAAAAGCGTGGAGAAAAAATGAGAAACACTACGTATTTTAGCGATTTTCATTTTTTCGACGACATAGATACAGAAGCAAAAGCCTACATCCTAGGCTTTGTATACGCCGATGGTTGTTTACACCGCAACAGTATGTCTATAACTTTGGCACAAAAAGATATAGACATACTGGAGAAAATCAAGCTGGCCATGTGTAGTGAGCGCGCTATAACGAAAACCTGTAGTTCCGGTTTTGGTAAAAGGCACGCAGCATACAACCTAACAATCACAAGTCCTAGGCTAAGAGAGGGCCTAATGAGGCAGGGTATAACTGAAAGAAAAACAGAAACCTGTTCTTTCCCGGAAATACCTGAAGCTTATTTGAGGCATTTTATACGAGGCTATGTTGATGGTGACGGTAGCTTTGGCTTGTATTGTAGTGGTGGGGTAGGTAGGTATAATCTGAGTATATGTACCTCGCCCCCATTCATGGCAAGATTAGTTGAAATTTTTTCAACTTTGGTAGAATCTCGGGGTGGAGTATGTAGACGCCACAAGAGCTCAAGATCTAGTGTCGTTACATTAAGATATTCAGGAAAATCCACAGTATGTAAGTTATTAAACTATATGTACAGCGGAGCCACCATATATCTCGACAGAAAGTATAAGAATTATTTGCATATTGTACATAACAAAAAAGGATGTAAAAAACCTGTTACATCAGAACTTTAAGCTTGATGACATCGGGAAGTACAAGGTAAGTGTTCTCGAAGACAAATACGTAGTGAACGGTATAAAGGAAAGACTGACGGTTCAGGATTTTCAAAAATACGATTTACTGTTTTGTTGTGTTGACAGCATGCCGTTCCGAAAGTCATTGTATGAATATGGCTGGAAAGAAGGCAAAGATAAACTATTCTGGATTGACGGCAGATGCACCAGCCGACAAGGTGCTTTGTTCAATTCAGATATGCCGAAAGAATTATTGCTACCTTACATAGATGCTTCTGAAGAAGAAGGCGGCTGTCTTCTTGCTTACGAGAAAGAAGCAAACATCAGCCACACTTTACCGACTATAGTGGCCGGTATGATGGTGCAGACGTTTCTGAACAAGCTACGCGGACAAAGAACATCAAAGATGATTTTCAGTATTTAATACCGCATGCGAAATTATGCTGACAGTCCCACATGCGGAAGATTAGCATGCGCAAACCAGGCAGCTGTAGATCAGAAGAACACGGCAGAGCAGCATCTCTCGGACTTGCTGAGTGACCTGTGTAAATCTCTAGGTATAGAGTATACAAAGAAAGCTATAGGAAAAGATCTGCTACTTGAAGTAGTGAATAACCCTAAGATAAAGTACAGTAATGGGTGGAAACAGAAGTGCGCAATCTATGACGCGAGCTACAAGCTAATAAAAAGTTTGGGTATAAAGATCAGCCCAAAATTCAGTTGGTTAACAAACATCAAAGAACACATACTACAACAAAACTAAATTAATATCATGGCTGTAATCAAACCGTCTCTCAAATTCGAAGGTTCAGACCTCAATCTCAACACAACCGCTGCACCTTTCATAAAAGAAGCTGTGCGCCGTGCAGTGTTCAATAAAACAACAAATCAGGAGGGAGCCTATCTATACTTCCTGCCTGCCTACAAAGCTGACCCTAACGGTAATGGTGTATGGTACAAGAAGATCTTTGTGCGTGACAACTTCGGCACAAACTTCAAAGAGAAATACTATGTTGCTAGCAGTGCGGAAGATCCTGCGCAGTATTTTTCCAACAACTTCCGTCTTCATTACCCAGAAGAAGCGAAGCCTGTGGATGGTGAGTCCAACGGCAAAAAGTTCAAGAAATACCCATTCTATGGGCGTCTAACTGAGCGCGTTATTTACAACGTTGCGTTTGCACAGAATCTAAGTGCAGGTGCACATGTACTAGACCTGCCTCTACGTAATGGTGCAGACATGCTGAGTGCCTGGCAGGAAGGTCGTGATTTAACTGGACGAAACCGCCCACCAATTAACGATCCTGACCGCTGCGTTCCTGTGTTTGTTAAACTCAAGGACAACAGCACAAACCCATGGATGCTGCAGGTTGAGAGTAATCAGCCTGTACAGTTACCTCTAGAGCTTACAGACAGCGATTATCTGTATAACCTGGATGATGTGTTGATCGTTAAGCCGAAGGAAGAAATCATAGCTAAGTTGCGAGAAATGTTCTCTGCAGATGTATTCGAAGATTGTATGCATGGCTTCTCGGGACTGACCAAGAAGGCTGTACAAGGGGTTACTCATAGCGTTGTGGCTCCTGCGGCTGCTGCACCTGTACAACGCCAAGTAATCGCTAAAGCTACAATATCTCCTGCGGTAGAAATCCCAAAAGCTGCACTAAGCATGCCAGTGTCTCCTGTTAATCCTCCGCCAGCTGCAGATATCGACTCACTGCCTGCCAACCCTATGGCTCCAGGCAGAATGAGTAGAGAAGAAGCCATGCGGTTCATTGCACAAGACTAATAATAATTATGGATTTTGAAGGATACCTAAACTCAATTAAAAAAGGCTTTGGAAAAACATTCAAAGCTGAGGCAGTTAATCTTGATCTAAACACAGTAGATAAGGAACTGCCGCCCACAGGTATTATCGTCGATAATCCATTAATGGAATACGCATTCGACCGTAGGTTTATGGCCTACGGTCGGTGCTACCTTCTGTATGGTAAGAAGGGTTGCAGTAAAACAACCCTACTGTTCGACCTTGCTAAAACGTTCCAGAAGGCCGGAGGGAAGATGTTTTGGATCGAGACCGAGAATGCCCCTGACTTCAGGTATATGGAGCTGCAAGGTGTGGACCCTAGAGGCGTGATCTACCACAACCCTAAAAGCATCGAAGAAGCCCTGACGCTAGCCAAGATGTCTATCGAGAACTTTGCAAAGTTTAACGACGGCAAAACACCGATGTTAATTGCTCTGGACTCAATTGCTGGTGGTGCTACAGAGTATGAGCGCGATCAAGATGTTATTGGTCAGGCAAAACCTGGCGAACATGCCAAGCTGATGGCAGCATTCTACCGGCATATCATCCCGTACCTAGAGTGCGAGAATATGGTCTTCGTAGCCACAAACCAGCTACGCGATCAGATTGGCGGTATGCAGGGTTTTGGAGCTGAAAAGCCTGAAGCTCTTCTTGGTGGAGAAGCTCAAAGGTTCAACAGTACCTATCAGTTCAAGGTGGCCCGTATCAGAGATAATCTGACTGAAGATCATATGGGAGTGAAGCGTAAGAGTGGATCTACCCATACACTCACAGTTAAGCGCAATAAGCTTGGTCGTGAGGGTAACAGCCAGAAGATCGAGTTTGACGTGCATATTAATGGAGGTATCGACTGGTACTCCCCGCTGGTACGCATGCTAGGTGAAGATTATCCTCCGATCGTAGGCAAAACCGGAGGCTGGTATACCTGGAAAGTTCCAGGTATTGAGTATGCCTTGGACGTCGAAGGTGAACAGATTCGCGGGGTTATTGATACTGAAAAGAAATTCAGGGAGCAAGACCTGGCGGTATTATTGAAAAGTAGTCCTCAAGCTAAAGAAGAAATTCGTAAGGCCTTCGGCATACCTGATATGCCTCCTCCTGATATTGAAAAAGAAATTGCCGAGGTAAACAAAACCCGGCGCAAAAAGAAGAGTGAACTAGAACTAGACACAGAAGTGTCGTCTGCGTATACCCAGGACAATGAGTAAGACTAAAATTAAAAGGAATTATACTTTTGAGTATAACCCAAATAACAACATCGTAACAAAGACAGACGTTGAAACCGGTAACAGTTGGAGCTATCCGTCCAGATCTGCTCCAAGGAAGCCTACGTTCTCTGCCAAGAACGGCATCACTGTAGCACAGCTACAAGAAGCTGGACATAACGTGAGAGTCAAGCATATGCGCTGGGCTATGTATACCCCACATGTAGGTAGACAGAGTGTAATGGCTGTACCATCAACATTCAGAAAAGACTATAACTACTTGTGTTTCCCTAAAGGGGGGTTTACACATGTTGTTATTAAAAAGAGTGATGGCGGCTACATCTGTGTGAGTGGCGAATGCTCTATTGATGATCCATTCTGCTATGCTGCTGGTGTGGCAGCGGCACTTGACAGGTTGACTGCACTAGATATTGCTTCACTCAGATTATAATATTTGGCAATGAGTAGCGACTATCAGCAAAAGCTAAAAGAAGTAGAGAAACTGATTTCCAAGATGGATCTTCCATTGTACAGGAAGTCAGTAAAACATAACGACGATGCAAGATGGTTAAAGAACAATCTGAGTGTCAGAAACGCGCAGCATAAGAATTATGCTAAAGTTGTGGAGATTCTCGAAAGTTTAGTTTAACTTCCCCAAAGGCTCCTGGAGGTCCAATCCCTCCGAAGCCACTTTTTATTATGTTATTTATAGGATTCGACAACGGAGTAACAAGCAATGGTATAGGTGTGGTATCTTCAAGTGGAGAAGCCCGCCTGTACAAACTGCCTGTTAAAAAAGAACTCAGCTATACAAAAGAAGCAAAGCATATCTCAAGGATAGATTACACAGCACTGTGTGGGTTATTTGGAGATATTGTGGCTGACTTTAATGAGCATGTAGTGCTAGTAGGACTGGAGAGACCTATGGTCAACAGTACTAGATTTAATGCGTCCTTGAGCGCTATACGCGCTTTGGAAGCTACCTTGATAGCTCTGGAGGCTGCGCAGTGGTCTTATGGTTATATCGACAGCAAAGAATGGCAGAAGGTGCTATTACCTTCAGGAATAAAAGGCAGCGATGAGCTAAAGAAAGCTAGCCTGGATATTGGTAAACGACTGTTTCCTAAACTTAACATAAAGAAAGATGCTGACGGACTACTGATTGCAGAATATCTCAAGAGAAAAAATACTAATCAACTATGAGATCTACAGATGCAGCTTAACTTTCTGACAAGTTATGAAAACAAAGCTAAAGACTTAACTGAATCTCCTACGCAGTATTCTTTCTGGGACGAGAATTACAACATTCAGAAAATTCCTAGAAAGCCAGAATACGGCGATGTAGACAAATTCTTTAATGACTTAGATTATAAAAAGGTACCAGCCTACAAAGACTACTGGGAAGAAGTATCCCCCAAGAACGACAGTCAGCTATTCCAACGCTGGCTGTTTGCTTTTATGAGTGTGCACACTTCCTGGCAGGCTAATGTAACTGGATATCACGCTATTAAAAAATGGTGGGAGTGGATGAATAGATGGGATGACCTACATAAAGCTATAGACGATAGCCGTGTAGGTATGCAAAACAACAGGGTAAAGTACATCTCGGCGTTCTCTCATAAATTCTGGAAAGACCCTGGGCGATACAAGAAAAAGCATGGAGAATCTTGGGAGGATCTGAGGGACAGGCTTAAAGACCATACACTAGGGCTAGGGCCAGCTAAAACTAGCTTTGCTTTGGAGATGTGCTATCCTAACCAGGCAAAAATAACTTGTCTTGATACGCACATGTTCAGAGCATATAGACTAGACCAAGTAAAAGACCTAAAAAAGTATAGTACAATTGAACAGCATTGGGTAGACATGAGTACCATGTGGAACGTTCCGTCTTACATCGCAAGGTGTATATACTGGGACGAAAAGCAAGGACACAAAGACAGCAGATATTGGAGTCACGTATTTGAGGAATAAAACTATTATGGAAGAATCATTCGAAGAGCAATTCAACAGAGTATTGAGTGAGATGGTGGAAAGTGGGGAGCTCGACTCGGTTACTATTAAAGAACAGCGATACTATAAGCTTAACAACACCCCTACTCAGGATATACAGCACTATGTGTATCGTGTAAACGTAGGTCGGAAAACCACAAACCAAAAACTAGTTTATAAAAAAAGCGGCAACACTCTCGTACGTAAATTTAGGCCTTTACATTAATTCTGTAAGGATAAATAATAGTACTATGCATGAAGAAAACGAAGATTGGTACGAAGAAGACGAGCCTAGAAATGCGTCAAAACAAGAGCCTAATTCAGAAGAAGTGCAAAAAATGCTGCTAGAGATAGACAGAAAGACTAAAAATCATATCCGCTATCTCATACTGGAAGGGTTCATCGAAACAACAGACAACCCAAAGGTGTTTAAATACACACCAGAAGGTCTTGTGATGGTGAGTGCACAGTATAAGAAGTTGAAAGAAGAAGGCTTGATCTAACCGCTTCTTGCCGATAATATGGTACGCTAGTGTAAAAGCTAGCGTACCTAATCAGCCAGCATAGCTCAGTGGTAGAGCACCGGTTTTGTAAACCGTAGGTCCTCGGTTCAATCCCGAGTGCTGGCTCCAATTTTAAATGTATTCCTGGATCTTCACATTCCTGTCAGTTTTCGTAATAAACGTAGCCTATACTTATTACCTAAAAGCTGTACAAAAAAATAAAATCATGCTGGCCAGCTCATGGTCCATGTTTATAAATATTGTTGCCAGTGTGGTGGCTATAGGGTACATTCAAGATCATTGGTTACTCATTCCTTCCTGTGCCGGCTCTTTTGTAGGAACAATGGTAGGTATGAAGATAGACAACAAGCGTGATGTCGCCTAGCGGCTATGGCACTTGCCTTGGGAGCAAGTTATCGAAGGTTCGAGTCCTTCCATCACGACCATTTAAATTGCTGCTCAAGCAGAACTAGCGTATAATAGTATGTGTAGGTTATTAAAATAATAAACATATGCGAAAATACGGCTATATCAAAGATAAAGAGGATGCTAGAGACTATAAATTTCTAGCCAGAGCTACACCACCTGTAGTTTTCAACCCTGTAGATTTACGCCCACTTTGCCCTCCGGTTATGGATCAGGGTCAGCTAGGTGCCTGTACAGCCTTCGGTACAACAGAGATGGTGAACTTTGTAAGAAAAAAACAAAAGTTACCTAATTTTACACCTTCACCTTTGTTCACGTACTATACAACAAGGCAGATTGAAGACACTGTAAACTTAGACTCTGGCGCAATGGTCAGAAACGCGCTAAAAAGCGCTGTGGTTTATGGTGTGGTACAAGAAGAAAAGTGGCAGTATGATATTAGTAAGTTCACGCTAGCTCCCACCACGGAAGTTTACGCCGAAGCTTTAAAGCATCAAACTTTACAGTATAAAAGAATTAATGATGGAGACCTAGTTGGCATGCAGCAATGTCTGCTGGAAGGTTATCCGTTCACTTTTGGTGCTATAGTGTTCCCTAGCTTTGAAAGTACTTCTGTAGCTAAGATAGGTATAGTTCCCACACCTGCACCTAAAGAAAAACCTTTAGGTGGACACTGTATGCTTTGTGTTGGCTGGAAAAAGCTCTTCGGTAAAAGTTATTTCATTGTTCAGAACAGTTGGGGAAAGAATTGGGGAGATAAAGGCTTTTGTTATATTCCATTTGAATATATAGGTAATAAAAACCTTGTAAATGACTTTTGGACCATTAGACTGGAAGAAGCTTAGCAGCTCTTTAACATTTAAATCGCGAGATAGTGAAGTGGTAAAACACCAGTCTCATAAGCTGGAGTCAGAGGTTCGATTCCTCTTCTCGCAACCATTTGTGCCTTGAGATCCCTTCCTACGCTGCGTAGCAGAGTAGAGGCCTCAAGGTTTCTTTTCTCAGTAACCACAACCCCACTGGTATATAGGTCGGGCTGTGATTGGAATGTAGCAGCCTGTAAATCCTGCTGAGAATTGCGACACATGC